CTGCATTTACGTTTACTAAAAAGTGGATCCCTTGACCAAGACAAGGGCATTAGATGTCACCTGGTGCACGATTCTCACTGTAATTAACATCAAACATACCCTCAGGGTAGCGTGCTGCCAGTTTCAGTGTGTTGACATAGATGATCTCATCAAGACGCATGTCCAATGCCATAGCAGCGTTGGCAACATACCACATGATATCACCCAACTCTTTCTGCAGGTGCTCTTTGTTATCACGATTCCAAGGTTTGCCTTGGAATTTAATCTTCTTCACGATCTCCATAAACTCTCCACCCTCAGCACAGATACCAGATGCAGCGGTGTCAAGACGCTCGATGTTACATCCTTGATCATGCAACTCACCCAGTCTCTCCATGTAAGAAACATAGTCCTTACTTGCTTGACTGGTAACACGATCAACAAACTTACAGTAACGATCAAGGTCAACTTCAAACTTCTCGTTGCCTTTCTTAGCACCTGCTGCTTCCTGTGCTTTCTTTTTCTCAGCAACTTTCTTCTTAGTCTTAGGAGCAACAACGTCAGGGTTGTTGAGCATCTCCTCAGGAGTCTTAGGGGTAGAGTCTGCTACCTCTTGAGCACGCTGACGCTCTGATTCAACTTTCTCTTGTGCATCACCAGAGATCTTCTCTGTCTGTTGCTCCAAGTCATAATTAGGGTCACCTTTTTGGGTAAAGTTATTAGGGTCAGTCATACTTTGAATCCTTCAAATGATTTTTTAGTGTCGGTAAATGCATCTTCACTGATGTCACCAGCATCAATGATGTTGTCCTGTGCGGACTGATCACAATCATACAATCTCATCTTCGCTCTGTCAATCCCGACAACGAATCGCTTGTATACTGTGGGATCATTGTATCTATTTTTAAGTTGCTTGACCATGATCTGACCAAGCTGCTCCATCTCTTCTGTGGATATAAGCGCGACCATAAGGTCAGCAGTAGCAGGCAGTCCAAAAGACTCGCTAGTGTCAGTAAGCTCCACATCAGAATTACCATAACCACTCCTCGTAGTTTGTGTTGCAGAGACAATAGGGACATTCAACTTGCCAGCGAGTCCTCTCAACTCCTCTGCGATGGACTTAACATATGTATAGGAATTGACGACGGTGCCCTTGTATCGTGAGGATGCACAGATATTCAGGTAGTCAACAAATACAATGTCAGGATGGAATCCTTTCTTGAGTGACAACTCATTCAAGAGTGCCTCAAAGTGTCCCACATGTGCTGATGCTGTGGGATACTCTTTGATAACTAGACGACCTTGAGTCTTCTTCTTGAGAGCATCCACCTTCTTGGTGTATCTCTCCTTAGTAAGGATAGGATCGCTCAGTTGTTGGATCGGGATGTCCAAGAGGTTGGCGTCAATTCGCTCAGCAATTTTTTCCTCTGCCATTTCAAGTGTAATGTAGAGTACGTTGCGCCCCTGTAGGAGCGAGGCACTAGCCATGTGGCACATGAATAGAGACTTGCCGACGCCCGTGCCAGCAAGGGCGATATTGAGAGTCTTGTTAGGCAGACCACCTTTTGTAATTTTGTTGAAATAGTCGATGTCAAAGGGAATCTTCTCCTCTTTTCTGTGGTAAAAGTCGTATCGGTCTGATGCATCAGAGATGTAATCGTGACCTACATGATCATCAAAACAGACGCCCAATGCCTCAGACATGATGCTGGGGATGGCGTCCTTTGTCCTAGTCTTATCTTGTCCGTCAGCAATCTTAACTGACTCCATGAGAGCGAGGTAGACTGCTCTCTCCTTACACCACTTCTCAGTGGTCTCCATCAACCAATCTTCATTGTAATGATCACGATCAAGGTTGTCTAGGAAGGTTTCAACTTCCTTGTAAACATCCTCAGTGATATCACGTCGCTTCTCGATCTCAATCTTCAGAGCGTTAGGCTCGGGGGACACATCATACTCACCAATGTATTCCTGAATCGCTTGAAACAGGACACGGTTTGTAAACATGTCGAAGTATTCATCCTTAATGAAAGGCAGGACCTTTCTGCAGTAATCTTCCTCTAGGATAAGTTTACTGAGTGCAATCTCTTCGATCTTGAGGCTCATTGATAATGTAAATAGGTGGTCAATTCATACTTGTCGTTACTGATGGGAGCGTTATCCGAATAAGGAAACGTCCATCCTGGTGGATATATTACCACATCACCTTGCTGTGGTTTAAGTTTAAGACCTACTTGAGGAAACTCCATCTCACCACCTTCCCCAACATCATTGAGGAAGATCTTATATGCTAGGAATCGCTTAGCAGAATCGGCATCACCAACATCAATATGAAGACCAAAATTATCGCCAGTAGAGACATTGTATTTATTTAATTTGATCTGCTCAAGGTTATTCTTTGCTGCCCAAAATTTCTCACAGTCCATTGCCTTCATGTATTCATGAGCAGACCACTGGATGATAGGGACAACCTGTTGTTGGATTGAATTCCACTCATGGTCTCCCTGATCAGCAAGAAACGAGATGTTGATGATGTTATATTGTGGGACACCATCGTCCCACCTCATCATCTTGTCAGAGGCATCTGCTTTCAGGATAGCATTCTTACAGACGTTAGGATCTAGTGCCTTGGGGTAGACCCTGATCCATTCCTTATGATCCATAAGAAAACTCCTGCTCTGCTGCCTTATCCAGTCGCACCATCACTTCGGGGGTGAAGTATTTCTCGGGATCAGCGAGAATAGACTTAGGATAAACAGAAGATTCACCAACTTTGACGCGATTCCCGACCCGTTGGAAGACTCCATACTTCTCACCCAATTCCAGTAGTCCATAATAGCGGTCCAATCCACGGTCGTCGTAGTAAAGACGAGTTTCAACTTCAGAATTCTCCTTGCTTAGACGAGACTTAGCAGTCTTTGCCTTGATAATGTTTCCGATGACTTCCTTGCCATCCTTCTCTTTTTTCTTTGAGAGATATATGATTGTAGAAGCAGCATACTTGAGTCCGCTACCTCCTCCCATCTCTTTTGTAGGTACATAAGCGCCAACGACATCGTAAGTATGGTTAGTGACGATCATAGGCACGTTTGCTTTACCCAGTTTGAGGGTAAGCACACGGAAGATAGACTTAACTACCTGTGCCCTCGTCATGTCACGGGTTTCTTTACCCGCTTCGGTGTCCTCAATCTCCTTAGAGGTTGAGAGCATCCCTAATGAGTCTAGCACAAACATCATGGGTTGGCGAGACTCTTCAGGCATTTGCAAATACTTATCAATAATCTTGATTGCTTGCTGCCTAAACTCCTGCACGGTGGTGACAGGGACAATGACCATACGCTTTGAGTCAATCTTTCTAGACTCAATCATGTCTCTGCTGATAGCAGACTCAGACTCAAAGTAGATCACCCCAGCGTCAGGATCCATGTCAAGAAAATGCTTGACAATGCCAAGGCAATAGAAAGTCTTACCAGTTGAAGACTCGCCTGCCAAAGCTGTAATCTTATTGGACGGGATGCCACCATAGATTGATCCAGATACCAGTGCGTTGAAAATATAACTACCAGTATCAATGTAAGCAGCGGTATCACCCGCAGCAACTCCGTCTGAAACCAGACCAGCGTATTCATTATCGATCTCCTTTACGATATCGGAAAGAAAATTCACGACCACAGTGCCTCCAAAGTATTTTGTTTCTCGGGTTTCCAACCAATAGTGTCTAGGATTACAGTCAAAGGATCAAGGAAACTCTTCTTAAACTGTAGATCATAGTCTATACTTTTGTCAAGTCCAAACTCGGTTGGAAGAGTCTGGAAGAATGAGATTACATTCTCATTGATCTTGTTTGGTGTCCTCAGCATCACATACTTGATCTTCTCACCCTCTTGGATGATGGGATACTTGTGAGTGAGTTTTCTCTTCTTGATATAGAAGTTATACAGCAGTGCTCCACGCACATGCATAGGGCATCCCTTGCCATAGATGGTAGAAGGTGACGAATTCTTTGCCACGTTGTTACATCCACGGGGGAATGCGATGTCTTCCACAGGCATTGACTCAAACTCATCACGGAAGTTAGAGATAAACTTCTGCAACTGGTCCTCTGTGCCATTCATGATGACCTTCAGGGCATCTTTAATAGCAGTGCGGCATGGTGCAGGAGTGGAAGACTTAACTGCTTCAATACCATTGACCTTGAGTTTAGGGGTCTTGTATCGGACACCCTCAGAGTCAAACACATTGAGGATGTATCGTTTCTTAGCAGTCCAGATGCCACGGTTAGCGATATTCTCTCGCTTCATAAACATCTTCTGCTCGTAAGCGTTTACATAGGACGCCAACGCTTCATAAGAATCTCCAATATACTTCTCAAATTCCACTTGACACACCTTGTCAAGGAACCCAACAATACGATCATCGCTCGCCTCTCTGCCCTTGAATACCTTGTGTACAAAAGGACCCAGATTGAGATAGATGGAATCAGTATCAGCAGCAATAACGTAGTCAACATCGTCAGTCTTTAGTATTTTGTTAAGGTAAGCATTCATTCTATTTTCAATCCATCGGATGCTTACCTGTCCCGATAGAGTAATCGCCTCAGCATTTGCCAGATTGTAATACCTGAAGTATTGATTTCCGATGGCACCATAGGCAGAGTTGAGTTGGATCTTTCTTGCCATTTGGATGTTGTTGAATTTGGACACATCCTTTTGTAGTGCCTTGGACTCTGTAGGTGAGGTGGTATTTTCGAGAGACTGCTTAGCGGCAAGCATTCTCTTCTTGTAAATGGTCCTTTCATCATAGATCCTCTGCATCATTTCAGGAAGGAAACCGTGGATGTCTTTACGATACTGAGCACCGTTAGCACATACACAACCGTCCCCGTTGAAAGTTACTTCTTCATTAAGTATTCCCTCAACTGTAACTGTTGGATGTCTGTCATCCTTGAGCGTCTCTGGGGAAATATTGTACTGCATAATAAGGTGAGGATACAGACTGTTAAGGTCAAAACTGACCACCCAATCATAGCTTCCTGGTATCGGTTCTTTGACATATGCCCCCGCATATTTGTCGTCCTTCTTAGTAGTTATGCGAGGTGGCACCACAATGTTACGACCCTTAAGATCATTGTAGATCAGGGTGTCCCACATGCGGACCTGAGAATATACATCCTCAAGGTTTACCTTAGCGTCATACGCCATGGTAACTGCCAACTCGATCAACTTCATCTTATCTTCCAGACTGTCAACCAGATTAACGTCATGGATGTTGTATTCCACGAAGCGTTGCCAGTCAGACGTGTAGAAATCCTTGAAGTTTTCAAACTCAGAGTGGTCCAACTTCTTATCACCCAACTCAACCATAGCGATATGGTCTAGGCGATAGGATTCCTGATTGGTGTAAGTGAATTTCTTATAGAGATCGAGATAATCCAGAATCGCTACACCAGTAATCTCGTAAGCAATGTTTGTACGTCCTTGGATTCTGATCTCTCTGTCGATCACCCTATTCCAAGGTGACAGACTCTTCTTCCACTTCTCACCCAGCACCCTCTCGATACGACGACAGATGTAGGGAATGTCATACAGGTTGTTATTCCAACCAGTGATGATGTCAGGGGTATTCTGATTCCACCATGAGTGAAAGTCCTGTAGCATCTCCTGCTCTGTCCAGAAGACACGGTATTCAATACCCTTAGGAGGGACAAACTCTCGGGTGCCCCAAGTGATTGTCTCTTTGGTATTGAAATTCTTCATCGTAATACAAAGCATCTCCTCAGCAGATGCTTGCACGTCTGGGAATCCATTCTCACAGGCGACCTCAATATCAATAGTCCAGATCTTCATCTGAGACATGTCATAATCAATCTCGCCTTTCCATTTTTGAGCGATGTGTTGGTAAACAAACCGCTCGTATCCGTGGACTTCCAGACCCGACGCGCCCTCATACTGTTTGATAAACTCCCGTGCTTCACGGGCACCATCAAACTGTTTGGGAAAAGCATAACGACCATCCAGTGTCCGATACTTACTCTTCTTCTGTTGTGCCTGAGGGACTAGAAAAAGAGTAGGGCGAGACTTCTCCCGATACTGCACGGGAGACCCATGCTCGTAACCTCGGATGAGAATGTCATCGCCCAGTAGACAGACACTTGTATAAAAATCACTCATTAACTGCTTTCTGGTATTCTGCCAGCACTGCGGGTGCAGGATCCAGTATAGTCAATACATCGGTAGATGTCAAGAAGATAAATCTCTGCTCTGTGTGGAGGGGATAGACCTTCAGAAGTCCTTCCTCCACCACACGGAATGAATCCTCTAGCAGGATGGAAGGTTCTTCATCCATCTCAGTTAGTTTCCCAATCAAGTATGTGTCGGGATTGTTTTTCAGAATAATAAATTTAATCACGGGCGGTTGCATCCTCCTCATCAAAGTATACGCTCATACCAGCAGGTTTGTGCGACTTAAGTATGGCCTTGTAACTTTCGCTGACGTTTTCGTGAGGATCACCGAGAGATACAACAGACATTACAGATACAATGTTGTTACCCACAGTCAATGGAGACCATGGATACAGTTTGATCTGCACATCAGACAAGTCCATCTCATCAGGCACAGTTTCCTCACCCTGAAAATCAAACATCTTATCTGCAGGTTGCTCAATCACTACTGAGTATGGTTGAGTAAACTGATACGCGAGAGGCAGAGTGTGATCTTCGGACGCTCTAACTTCTTTAACGTCAGCGATTACGTCCTCGCCGCTTTGCATTCTTGCGATTTTTACGCTCATAATCTTTTTCCATTAGTTGTTCGTAAGTGCCCTGCACCATGTCTTGAAAGGCACGGCGTGCTGAGATGTTTTTCTCATCAGCAAGGACGTGGACATACTGCATAAACGAGTCCATCAAATCAGGCGGCACGTCTAGAGTAAGTGTTTCGCTTTTCTCTGCGTAGGTCTTACTACACAGGTTAACATACATATTCATTAAAATCAACTCCAAACAAAAAGAGACCCCTGCTGGGAGTCTCTTCAGTTGCATATTATATATCAATAATCATCGATGTAACTTTGACAGGTGTCAGGATTTTTCTTACACCATTGTCTGACATATGAGTTAGCATCAACTTCCATAGTGTAGTGGGCATGGTTGTGTAACACACCCACAATGATAAAGAATCCTACAATGAGGAGGTTAAACTGAGTCACTGGGTGTGCTAACACCCGCAGTATCAATTTCATAGACCTTCAGCTTCTGATGATCAGGGATTATCTTCTGCAATTCTACCACAAGCATCCCGTTTGTGAAGCTGACTGTGCCGACTTCCACATCATCGGACAGATTGAAACCTCGTGCGAATGATCGAGTGGCAACGCCCCGATGCACATACTCTTCTTTCTTATCATTCGCCGCCTTTGACTTGATGAGTAGGACATTACTCTCCGTCGATACCTCAATGTCCTCTGGTGCCCATCCAGCTAGTGCTAATTCGATCCTCCATTTGATACTAGATTCCTTGACGATATTGTAGGGAGGATACTGACCGCCTGGTGTCCCTACTCCGTAGGAATGTAAGCGGTAAAATAGGTCGTCAAAACCTACTGAAAATCTTTGTGACGCATCAAAAATAGCGTCGATGTCTTTCGACGTAAACTTAGTAATGTCCATAGCTCCTTATAAAGCGAGTGGTAGTGTGTGGTCCCCGAAGGCAACCACATTATATATACAACTTCGGCCAGACGGTTTACCGTAAACATTTTTTTCTGTCTAAATAGGCTTAGCACTATACAACTGATGGAAATGAGAAAGTCTCTGCTTCCTATCATTATGCTTTTGATGACAGCGGGAGCCGCCCAAGCAGGTGGTCTCGTTACTAAACATGCTTCGAGTGTGCAGTTGACTGTTGACGCTGCTCGTACTCAGGCTACAAGAATTGGTTCTTCATTCAGTATCTCAGGATCAAATATTGATACTACTGACGGGTCAACTGCAGGCACAGTTTCTGCAGGCACTATCACCTCAGGTGTTTATAGTCCTGGCACTATTGCTGCCACACAGGACACAGCAGGGGCGGCTTTCAGCTTTAGCCAAAGCTACACCCAAGCTGATGCCTTGCCTCAAAGTGCAGCAACTGTTGGCGCTAATCCTAACTTCGGATCACTTACGACATATGCAGCAGGCACGAAAGATACTCTCGCAGGTACTGTAACCAGTGCAGGTATTCTTACTGTGACAGCTGGTGGGGCAGGTACAACTGCCACAGGACAGTACGTTAGTGAGATCACTGTAATTGATTGAGGATAATCCCCGTGAGCATCCTTTCTGGAAAGATAATCACATATACTGTGACAAGTGCGGCGGTAGTCTTGACTACTGCTGCCGCTGTCCAGGCGGTCCCCGTGGTGCCAAATTTCACACAGGGCTCAATGACGAGCCACACGGAAACCACCTCAAAGGTGACCGAGACCATAAACAGCATGGACTACAACACGGGATATCAGTATTCCGTAACTGGCTCAGGAATTACCGCTTCTGGTAACCTAAATCCTGGTACAGGATCAAACAATGTAACTATTGATGGAGTGACATCATCATGGACAACCGTAACAGGAAAACCGTCCTTCACACAGACAACACCAGGTCAGGCGTTTCAGTTTACCGAGACGCTGCAAGGTCCAGGTTTGACTCAACAAACAATAATCCAAAGAGTGACCGAGGTCACAAGCGTAACAGATACCACAAGTATCTTTACCCAGTAATAGCACTGTCTCTTGGTGCAGCACAGATACCAGCTAACGCTGAGACTGTTGGAGGTGTGAGTGCAACAGCATCTCCCATCGCGAATAGCTCAGGCTCAGTGACCAACCAGGCAATTCAGGTTTTACAGGGTCCATATATTACTAACACATACGGGAATGGTATCCAGTGTCAAGGACCTACCATGAATTTTACCCCCTATGTAACAGGGACG